GGTGTCATATCCCCCCCCCCACCCTTTCACCCACCATAAAAAATGCCCTGCCTACCTTACATAGACAGGGCTTATTCAAGCCACTACCTGCCCACTTTAACCAGATATTGAGAACTGGGGTGTCCCAGTATCAACCTACCCCAGATAAAACCTTTTTATGCCCTTTCCTTGCGTTCTTCAAAGTCAAAATAACCTCAAAGTGCTGAAAACCCCGATTTTTGACTTTTTGGAATAACTCGCACCCAAGCATAAATTCTGCCTGATATTGTATCCTAACCCTACGTTTATGTCCTGCGGTTCAAATTCATATCCAACCAAGACCGTGATTTTCTCCCACTTCTTGTCCGTGCCAGTATGAATTTCTGGAACAACTGGCGTCTTGTTGCTGTCAACGATTTCGGTTGTCGGGTCTTTTTGTATCGTCCTTTCCGTTGTCGTTGTAGTGCCACTACTTACAACAACAACCTTCTCAATTATTGTTTCCTTACCTTGAACGTATATTTTTTTCTCAATAACACTGGGGTTTTCTATCGCCTTCCGCAAGGTTGCGTTATCTTCACTTACTTTTGCCAGTTCAACTTTCGCTGTTTCCAATTTCAGCACGCTTCTGTGCCAACTGTAAAAAAGGAAAAGAAACGCAAAAGCGATACCGAGATAGGCATACGTTTTGTAATTCATTTATTTGCCTTCGTTATAATAATCCCATATCACATTTTTCGGAAGGGACTTATCGTTGTCAATATGGACGAAAGTTTTTCCTATGCCTATCCTGTTTATGTTTCGCAGTATCAACTGTTTGACAAGCAAGAACCTGACGTTGCTGTTCGGGACTGCTATGTCAAGTGCCTTACCTTGCGTATGTGCGGACTTCGGGACACCACCTGCGTTTTTATTGCACTGCTCACATCTCACACCGCTTGTTATCTCAAAATCTATTTTCAGCGTGCCTTCAATTCCGTTCATCAGACCCCTTAACTCTTGGTCAAGGTCATCTATTTTTTTGTCTTCGCAGAATAGTTTTCCGTGCATTTTACTTCTTCCTCATAAGGACAATTCGGACATTTATATTTTTTGCTGTCCTTCGTCTGTTCTTTCACATACATCATCATACCACAGCGTGGACACTTATGGTGTTGAATTTCCATTACCGCCGAGTTTATCGGCAACTTTCGTTGTGAATTTGTAGATACCGCTTGCTGTTATGCCACTCACTATTCCTGTCAATATGTCGCCAGACACAAAACCTATGATAGCACCAAGCACAATGGAAGCAATAGGCAACACCTTCGGTTCAATGTTATCAGGCAGGTAGAGTTTCACGAACTCAATGCCTGCACTAATCATCACGGTCATACTCACACTTGGACTGGGAATTGTCATCTTTTTTACCCCCTTATGTTTTATTGTTTAACAGGTCTTTTATTTCCTGCAACCCGACCTTCTGCGTTTGCTTCAATTCGTCAACGCCTTCCTTAATATAACCAACGTCTTTTTTGAGTTCTACTATCGCTACGGTATGACCTTCAATTTTGGTTTCGTGTTCTTTAATAGTTCTTCCGTGCCTTCCAACCCTGTAATTCGTGAGAAAATAAAATCCACCTGCCACAAACACAACACCAAACAACCACATCAGGTATTTATCCATTGGCTTTTTTCAGAACTCCGTCAACACCTATGTTTCCTATGAAAATATAATCCTTCGGGACTTCAACGTCAATGACAGTTTCTTGTCCTATGATTACCTTAATCGGTGTCCCACTTTTCAGTCCCTGTGCCTGTGCTATCTTTGAAAACTTCTCAACGATTTCCGTCGTCTTCATTACTTCTGACATTGATACCCCCTTAAATTATAGCGGTGCGGAAACACTCCAAACACCGTCCCCGTCCAATTCAGCAGTCCTGTAATCACCGTCAGCGTCTTTCATTAACAACTTCTTACCTACAAACGTATTTTCAAGCGTCCACGTCGCTGTCCCTTTCGTGAACGTTGTTTTTATATCAACGTTTCTCAAATATACGTTTCCACCATTCGTTCCGTCAATGGTATCCACGACGCAATTCATAAGCGTTATGTTTGAACCATTAGAAACCAAGTCCTTTATGTCGCCCAACACTACCTTCAATGCCGACGAATTGTCAAGAACTATGTTATCCTTTGCAGGATTATTCATAACAAGGTCGCTTGTCGCAATTACAACATCAGCACCAGACGAAATATCAATAACATCATCTAACGCACTTTGAAATCTGTTTTCTGCAAACTGAACTTTTGAATTTATAATTTCAACTGCCTTGTTGCCTGCACCTACGTTTATTCCGAGTATCGCACCGTCCCTGATTATGACAGCATTGTCGCTTGTGCAGTCCTTTATATACAACGCTGAAACAGGGTCGTTTCCCATAAACTGCATTTTGTCAATGTGTATTCCTGACGACGCTTCAATGTGGACTTTACCGCCTTCCGTTTCCACATATCGTCCCCATAGATTTTTACCACCATTACAATAGATGCTGTAATCAAGCGGTTCTGCACCTATCCATACATTCTGCAATTTCAACCAACCGCTTGCCATTGAACCGATTTTCAGTGCCGACTTTGAATTGTTTGCGGAAGTCGTAATTTTTACGTCCTTGACAACACAATACGCACCGTCTGTCATTGTTATAGTGTCCAAAGCACTTGTTATCAGAACCCTGTCCCTTTCAACACCGACTATTGAAACACCGTCTTTCAACGTTATCTGTTCCGAGTATGTCGCAGGAAACAACAAAATCATTTTGCCTGCGGTTGCTACTGCCAACGCCGAAGCAATAGTTTTGAACGGAAACCTTATCGTTCCGTCCTCTACATAGGTATCACCCCTGCTTCCGTCAACATAAATAACATTGTTTACAATATCAACTCCGAAATTTACGCCCTCGCCAACGTGCTTAACTGCCATACTGCACCCCCATTAAACAATTTTTGTCGTTGACAACAGTCCGTCGTCCCCGACTGTTATTCGCCACCTTGAATTGTCAGGCGACTTCAATATTACACCCTTCGTTGCGTCTGCAATTTCTATATCGTTTGCGAATTTTACTGGAACTCCATTGATTAGAAGATTTCCAGACGCACTATCATAAATAATCCAAGCAGTATTAAAACTATCGTCAAAGTATAAAGCGGTATCTGTTTGAAGTCCAAGATGTTTTCCTGCACCAAGAATTTTAACAACACCAAGTCCGCTATCATATTTGAATTGAACAACACCAAGATTTAATTTCGCATTATTATCAATGTAAAAATCTCCACCGAATATGCGGACTTTATCACCCCATAACTGCAACTGTCCTACACCTGCGTCGTATGTAATGCTTTTTGTTTTTGCGGTGTCAAAATATATTCTGTAAAAATCATCAATACCAAAATGACCACCAACTATCTTTACACTTGCACCTTGAAACTTCATTTCCGTTCCGTCGCTATATAATCCTTTATTAAAATATCCGTCAAGATAAAACATTAAATTAACTGGTATTGCAAAATTTCCTTCTCTTATCATTACTATTTCTGTATCTGGAACTTTGTAAATAGCGGTATTTGAACCTTCGCCACCAAGATATAAAAATCTTCCGTGTGCAAGCCGAATATCATTTGATACGATACGAAGTTCTGAACCTTCAATTTTTATTTGGTTATTATCACTATCAAAATATATCCGTCGGCTATTTGCTGGTGCGTCAAAATATAACCCAGAAAATGGATTAAGGATTACATTACTTTCGGGATATAAAGCACCCGCACCCATTACTTTTATATGGTTATTTGCACTATCATAAATCAGGTATTTATTTGCGTCTTCATTTAAGGAAAGTTTTTTACCTGACCAAATTAGCACATCTTGGTCGGTCTTTATCTGCCCACTCTTATCCGCAACACTGTGTTTATGCGGTCTGAAATTAGAAAATAATTTTATCATTTTTTTATCCCCCCTGTTATTTCCAAATCTCTATCTCAACGACTTCGTTTTCTGCACATTTGAATTTCGCTGTTTTGCCACTGACATTTGCTTCAACGGTGTAAACTCCACCTATCGGAATAGTTATATATGACGTTCCGTCCCCCCACGTCAATAAAATTTCATTTTCACCCCTTGCCTTAATCATAACAAGTCGTGTCGGGTCATCACCAAAAGAATGACTATCCCAGTCCTCACCGCCAGTTATATCCTTATTCCACTGAACAGGGGTTATCGGTTCTTTGCTTTTGATAAGCATACCCTTTACACTTTGACCAAATATATCTTCTACATACGCCCTACCTTCGTCCCCTGTCTTTCCGCTTTTTATTTCAACCGCACCTATCTCAATATCGCCTACTTCTATAACAGCGTCAACAAGCAATTTTCCGTCTGCTGTGCCTTTCGCCATTACAGGTTCACCACTGTCCTTATCAACGAAAATGAGAACTGCGTGTTTGAATAAATTACTTTTGTCCATTTTTTCTACCCCCTATTTTTTAATATGACACTATCGGGTTTGTCAGTTCAACCTGAACCGACTTCGCACTTGCTACCTTATAGTATGCGTTGAATGATACGCTTGCACCAAGAAGTCCGTCAAGGTTTCCAAACGGAAACGCTGTATAATGTATTTCGGGAAGCGACAGCAAGAGTTTATTGTAATACGAACCTTCAATAAGGTCGCCTGTCAACTCAAAGTCCAACCCTACGGAAGTGTTTGCCAGAAACTTATTCCGTTGCACTTCGTCGGCAAAGTATATGTTCATTGTTCCGCTTATCAGCAACTTCGCAAACGTCAATATATTCTTGACGTCCTGACTGGTGCTTAACACTCTTTGTGCCACGCTTCCGTTGTCTATCGTCAAAGTCCAGTCCTTCACATCAGTAAGGTTGTCAACACCGTCAAATTTAACCTTGCACTGATAGAACATAAAGGGTTTCGGGTCTGTCCATATCGGCGACAACGCAAAGCCACCTACTTCTTCCGTCTTAAAAAGAATATCAGCGTCGCAGGTCAACTTACCGTCAACGACTTTCGTGAATGTTATTGATTTTATTACAGACATAGAATACTGCTTCTTGCTTAACATTCTCTCAAAATGGAACGTGAAACTGGGGTGTTCAACAGCGTTGAGTTTATTGAAGGTATGCTTATATGCCGACGTGCCACCTTGCTGTGCGGACACTACGCTACCCAACAGACCAAGCAAAAGTTCACCAACGTTCTCGCTTGTAATGTCCATACCTGTTATCCTACCACTGCCTTCCTTCGTCCCTGCCTTCGCAGGAAACTTCTCAAATATACCCCTTACCAGTTCATCTTCAATAAGGTTCAACTTATATTCCATTTCGCTGTCAAGACCGACAGGAATGTATCTTGTCGGTGCAACCGCAGTCCCTCTCACAGTTTCCTTACCCAATGCCACATACTTCTGTTCAATAGCGTAAACCATTTTCTTATACCCCCTTGTCTAAAAGTCCTTGCCTGTCTAACAGTTCGGCGATTTCGTCGTTGTCAACACTATCGCCTTTTTTGAACATATAGACAGTCGCAAGGTGTGTTATCACACAGTCCTGTTTGACTGTGCCTGTCGGATTATTTTTCGGAAATTCTTTTTTCTTTTTGTCTGTCATCTTACCTGCTTGTTGACTGCGTTATGAACTCGGCAGTCATCAACACTTCCGCACTCCGATACGGATATGTTTCAAACACATACGTCGTATTCGGAAAATCTATTTTTATTGCCTTACCGTTCAAGTTTTGAAATTTACTCAATTCGTTTTTCACGTCCCTTGCTATGTCAAGCACTCCTATATCCGACTTCTCGCCGACAATTTGCTTGTCCCTTGTGTAAACTTCTATCCAACACGTAATTGATATGTGAAATGTGATACGTTTGTATTGCGGAACTGTATGCTGAACTTCGTCCTCTCGGATAGGTTCAAGAATAATTGCTGGGTATTTCGGCACATCTTCCCTGACCCCTTCGTCAATTTCCTGAACATACGCACCCAGAACCGTAGAATGTTTTAATATGCTTACAACTTCCTTCCATATATCCTCTACCTTCGTCGCCATACATTTTAACCCTGACCCCTGAACCAACTCCTGACTATTCCCATAATCCGTTGCTTATGCTGTTCTCTTATTGTCAAGAACGGTCTTGCAGGAACTCTATGCCTTCGTATGTTCATTGTATATTCGTGAACCCTTACGTCCTGTTCGCCTGTTGAAGGACGCCTACGCCAGAAACTTGCTATTCTCACGCTGTTCGGTTCTGACATTCCACCGAACTGGTGCAGTTTCGCATACGGAACATTCGTCCCGACCTGTGCAAAATTGTCGCCGACGACTGGGACTATGCTCATACGCATATATCCTGTGTCCTGCAACAGCAACGGTTTTTTGGTTTGCTTTTCTTTCCTGTGCGACTTTACAAAAAGCGTGAACATAGCCAGTGGACGCCACTTCTCTTTGTCCGTGCCACCTTCCCTGAAATTCTGCATAACGCTTTGATACAGGTTAGTTGCTATTTTTGACAACGGTGTATTAAGGTTCTTCATCACGTCTATTTGTGATTTCAACCTTGCTTTCACGTCCCTTAATTTCTGTTCGTCAAGTTTTATGCTTACTGCCATTTTTACAGTCCGTCTGCCTTACCGATTACTTCTTCGTCCTCATACGTCGGGTCTAACCGCCAGTCCACGACGTCGCTTATCCTTATTGCCCTTATGACATTCTTCGTCGTCGTTTCTATTTTGAACCGACTGTCCCCTGCGATAGGATTTATAATAAGACCGTTATTGTCAACCATTCTAACGTCGTTCTTTTCAATTTTTCCGATTATTTCGTTGACTGCGGTTTTCCATTTGTCGTAAGGGTCGCCTGCACTCACATTCGGTGCGATATTCGTAAATATATCACGTATTATGCAATACCGTGAATAGAGTATGCACAACTGTTTCAAAAGCGGTGCAGGACTTGAAGGTGCGGTCAACAACTGCTGTCTTGTGTATCCCAGACGTATCAGTTTGCCTTCAACATAACTTTCCGCTTCGTCTATACACTTATTTATATCAGCGTCTGACCAACCTGCACGTGTAATACGTTCATCTATTGCTTTCCCTTTAACATCAGTAGCGTTGACATAAATAGGCATATATTTTTAAGTGGCAGACGGTAAGTCCGCTACCGACCCTCTACAAGTCAGCAACGGACTTACCGAAGTAGCAAAGCCAAATTCCTTATGATATAACTGTGCCAAGACGATAACCTGCGACGTTTGAAATTATGTGATAGTCATACTTATCACTTACTCTCACCCAGTCGCTTCTCAATGGGTCATCACGCCACCTTTCTACCATACGGTATCCATTCCTTCTGAACAGGTAAGCAAAAGTTATTTGCTTAATCCCTGCTGACGGATTTACGTATGCAAGAATGACTGTCTTGTCCCAGATATTTGCCTGAACTTCCGCTTGTCCTTCTGCACTGGAAATGTATCCACCGCCTGCAACGAGATAGTTGTCTATCTCAAAAAGTTTCGCAAGCAACTGTTCTGTCGTTATACCCAACTGGGTATATTTTATCCTATCAACTATGACAGGGTGGTCAATGAGTTTCGTATGGACATTTGAAGCGACTATCATTGTATTCGGATACTGGAAGATTTTGCTTCTTATCGCTTCTTTCATTTCACGGATTTTTGACAATGGATTTGAATGAATGAAATCGTCCCAACGATTATCACCCGACAAATCTTCCGTATGTGCAGGGTCGTAGTTTCCACTGTTCTGTGCAATATCAGCGAGATTTTTTTCAAGGTCTAACATCAACATATTCGTTAAGATTTCAACGCTATCAGCGTCATACTTAATCGGGTCATCTGCGTTATCCCTTACCTCGTCAACAAGTTGCATTTCCAACGAATGTTCTTTCGTGAAATACGGGTCTGATTTCTCAACAATCCATTCCACTTGTTTCGCCCTTGAACCTGCGGAACGTATCGTATTGAACAACCTGAAATCCTGTTTCCCATACTTGAAGTATAGGTTGCTGTCCTTGTTCACCATTAACGGCGTGAACAATTTTTCCCCTACAAACGACGCATTTTTCTTTTTTATGCTTACGTTTGATAATGCTTGGTCTATGTGTAAATCTCTCGGTGTTGGGTTCATACTATTTTTTCACCCCCTTTATTTGTAAACTTTCTTGACTAACATCTCAATAACATCACCTGCGACCCCACCTTCCAGTGCGACGCCTATGATATTATGTTCTGTCGTCCTTGTTATCGCCTTTCCGTCGTCGTCGCTGACAAGTTCTGCCTTGAAGGATACGTCCCCACCAAGAATTACCTTCGTGGTTTCCCCCAGTGCGACAAGACCTGCCTCGCCTGTTTTCGGTTTGTTCTGCAACGCACCTACACAGTCGGCGTCTGCGGTTGCTTTCTTCAACCCATTTGTATCCCCTAACATCACAAGGTAATACATATGCGGTGTCAAGTCAACTTCCGCAGGCAACGTGATTACCCTACTGTTTAATAACTGTTGGCTCATTACTTCTCACCCCCATTTTTGAGTATCTTCCCTGCAATAGAAAGGGCGTCCTTATAAGGAACATTTTGCTCTTTCTCAATTTTTTCAGCAAGCAAAGATAACTCTATGTTTTCTACCTTTTCGCCTTTTTTGAGTTCGGAATACTTCTCAATGATTTTATTCTTTTCGTCGTCGGACACAGAAAAGTCCTTTTCGTCCTTCGGCGTCTTTGATATTTCCTTGAATATCACTGCCTTGCTGTTCACAAAATCGTTCAGGAATTTGTAGAACAGTTCAAGCGGACTGAAATCGTTTTCACCGAACTTCACTGCCTTGTCGTTTTCCTTGAAAATTTCAGAAAACTTATTCAGGTATTCGTCAAACTTCGGCAACAGGATACCCCTGTTCTTCTCTTTCAGTTCATTGATTACCTGCGACATCTTGTCATTTTCCAACTGACGAACTTTCTCTTGGAGTGCTTTTATTTCTGGTTTTTCATCAGGTTTTGTTTCGTCTTTTTTCGCAGGTGAACCTAACATCTGGTGATACCAAATCCAACCGCACAATGCCGAAGCGTCGCTAACGTCGGGGTTCTTGCTTACACTTGCCACACATTTGTCCCACCACGCTTTCGGGGGTCTTTCCGCTTGCATTTTTTCGCTAACTCCACCTTTCTTCATATCGTCGGCAATGTCCTGTCCCCTTGTCCCACCTGCGTCCTTGTCCTTCTTATATACTCCGTTCATTGCCTTTATTTCGTCGTCAGTCCAACCGTCAGGTTCTTTTTTAAGAACTTCGGGGTTCGGATTACCTTCGTCGGCTTTTACTTCGGGTTTTTTTATCTTCTCACGTATGCGTTTGCTGACACCGTCAACCTTTTCCTTTTCTTCTGGCGTCAAGTCCTGATATTTCTTTTTGTAAATTTCATCAGCAATATCTTCACCTATTCCGTCATCTTCAATAGGTTTTTCATCACTGGGCTTCTCATCAACTTTCGGTTTTTCGTCGGGTTTTGGTTCGGGTTTTTCTTCCTTCTTTGCAGGTTCAATAGGAACGCACTTCTGTTCAGCGTCGTCCCACTTATATCCTTTCGGGCAGACCTTACGTTCAGGTTCTTGAACGTCCTTTGTTTCACCCTGCGGAACGCAAAAACCCTTCTGTTCGTCCCACGTAAAATTCGGTGGACATTCGGGTTTACCTTCTTCCTGCATAAGTTTCTGCACCTGTTCAAATCTTTTTAATTGGACGATTTCTGCCATTTTGTCAAGACCTATGGTGTCAAGTTTCTTTTCTTCCATAAACTTCTTGACTTCTTCAATGCAACACGGAAAATAAGTTTCCACTTCCTTCAACGTCCATTCCTTTGTCATAGCGTTCACCTCACTTAAATCTTGCTCTGAAAACACAACATAGTCAAATTGTGTATCAGGCATACTGTGATATAGTTTTTCTATATCGCCTAACCCTTTCACCGCAGGTATATCCGAACCTAACAGTGCAACTGCTCTCAACACTTTTCCAATATTTTCTTTTGTCGTCGGGTGTTCAAATTTATGGTATATCTCGGCACTTACCTTGCTATATGCTCGCTTCTCAATAAGGTTAGATAGTTTTTTCGGGACGTCAACTAAATCCGCAAAAATTTCGTCGCCTACCCTGTAAATCTTCGCTACGTATCCACCTGCTGGCAGTCCGTCGTTTTTCAGCAATTCCTGACCTTCGCCGTGTCCCAACTTTATCGGCGGTTCGTGTAAATTTCTTTTTATTAAGGACATAGTATTCCTTACTATTTCTTCAAGGTCGTCAACGGTGTATCTGTTTCCTTTCCATTCACCTGCCTTGAAAATAGGGACTGCTGTAATGCTGAAAACGTTTTGATTTCTTTGTTTCTGTTTCACGGATACTATATTGCTTGCGGTGGGAACGTGAACGTCAGAAGGTGTGGGCGTGATAAACTCGCTACCCCATATACCCCCTGCGATATATCTTCGGCAGTGTTCTCTTGACCACCCCTTTTCTTTTACGCATTTGTCAACAAGTTTTTCCAGTTCTTCTTTGCTTGGCATAGTTTTAACTGTCTGCCCTTATCATTGACTGCACTATTGCGTCATCAATGTTATCTTCCCTTTCCCATTCAACAGTATAAACATTCTGTCCGCTATCATTAAAAAAAATAAGCGAAGGTTTGAAACCCTCGCCTTTTAATTGCTTGCACAGTTTCTTCGCTTCACTTTCGCTTTTGAAGTTCTGTTTGTATTTTGCCATACTCAAAAAAATAACCGAACTGTTCGTTCAACCTTCTAATCCCTACTGGGACTATCGGTTCTCTATTGAGAACAATTCGGTTCTTACTGCCTTTCAAAACCTTGCATTTTGATATATAACACAAAACTCCGAACTTGTCAAGAACTTTTTTTCTTTTTCTTAATTTTCTTTTTTTGGTGTTTGTCCAACATCTCTTTTGTTGCCTTAATCACAGACGGACTATTCAGACATTTGTCCCACATCTTCTATCCTTCTTTTGAAACGTTCTCTTTTTTAATCCTTCCAGTTATTCGCTTCTTCGTTGCCTGTCCCCTGCACTTCCAACACAGCAGTTTCCTTGACTTTAAGTTTGCTGGTATCTTCTCTATTGTAATCGGTTGACCGCATTTGATACAACTTGTATTCATAATTATTTCGGCACAGCAGGTTTAGAAAATCCTGCGTCTGGGTCGCAACTCTTTGGCGGTCTGTCATCTTCTTGCCATTCTTCATCTGTTGTAATCGGTATCAAAATACAGCGACAATTAAATCCGTTCGGCGGTGTATGGGTATCCCATATCGGACTGTTCACACTGTATATCCTTCCGTCCATACAGGCGTGGTTCGGTCTTACCCTGTCATCAAGTATCGCACTGTATTGATAAGCGACAACGTATCCTTCCAGTTCAGGTGCTTCAAAAAATCCCTTACGTCCTTCGTTGAACGCTTCATTCAGGTTTGTCCTTACCACAGTTTCCAACCTGTATCCTCGCAACGCTTCATCACCTACCAGTCCCCTTTCATAATAAGGTGATAACTGTCGTTGCAATTCCTCAATGGTGTCCCTTAACGTTGCACCTGTTTTTATCGTGTTGTATAATGTCGTCCTGACTTTTTCCAAAATGTAATTCCGTTCAATGCCTGCCATATCAAACGACTTCGCTTCAAAGTATTTCAACGCTTCTTCGGGTGTTATCTTCCTCAAATCCATTTCATACTGGAACTTAATGAGTTCACTGTAATTATTCTTCTTCCTTTTTTTATTCATAATCTCTTGCCTTGCCTGTCTTACCGACTGTTCGTATCCTTCCGTCAACATTCTATGAAATTCATTTTTAATGTCCCCAGTCGTTGACAATGCAAGCGACTTGAAAGCGTCAAAATTCTTGTCCTCAATAATCCTGTTCTTCTGTATCTGCCTTGTCAAATCTGACATACCCCTTTGCACAAATTCGCCGATTTTAGTAGCATATCTTTCCGTGTTGACTTCGTGAATTGACTTCGCTTCAACGAAATCCGTCGCTTCTTCATAAGGTGTAAATCTTCTTCTGCCTACACCAGTAAATATCTTCTCTTGAAATTTCTCTACTTCCTTGAAAATCATATCCTTGTTGACTACTTCAAATCCAGATTTTTCCAGTTCACGTGTCAATTCCTGTGCCTGTTGCCTGTCCGTCGGTTGCTGTGCCTGTTGCGGTGTCTGTTGAACGACAGGTGCAGGTGCTTCCGCTTCCTTGCGTTTCGGAAGGTTCAACCATTCTCTTATCAGGTTTTCATCTTCGGGAATGGGTTTCAAAACGCCCTTTTCAATGCCTATGAAATACTTGTCAATTATTCCTTCAATGTTTTTCTGCACCAAAGGTTTGAATTGGAACTTCGGGTAATCTTCAACGTCAACATAATTGTAATCTATCAGACGCTTTATCAACTGTTCGTTTATCGCCTGACTTGAAACGTCCTTGCCTAACTGTTCTTCGTAAAATAATAAAATGTCAAAGTGAACTGCGCCCAGTGAATAACTACCCTGACCAGAAGTTGATGACGTCAATGTCTGTCCCAGTATGGTTTTGCGTATCTGTTCATTGATATAGTCAATGCACGCCTTATGAACATCTGCACCCCTTCCGCTTGCTTCCTTAATTTCCAACTCCAAATCCTTCGGAACAAGAAGTCCAGTTTCGTATCGTATCTGTCTTAACGCTTCCAACAGATTTTGTTTCGTAATGTCGTCTAATGGTGGGTGCTTAATGATAGGGAGTGGGTGTCCGAATTTTTCAAGATATACTCCCCACGCTTTCATAATGATATTTTTGATGAACCATAAATCATACAGCGACCTTATCCTGCTTGTCCCGAAAACGTTTTCGTATTTCTTGTTGAAACTATATATACAGAATTTTTCCGTCGGATATTGCTGACCGTAATCAATGCTTGAAATGTTCACTACTCCGTTTTCCCTTAAATTGTCAAAGTCGTCAACGAATAGATTAAAGTATTTCGGGTTCTTGCACTTCAACGCTTTCAACCCTATCTTGTTTTTCCACGTCCCTTTCTCAAACTGGTGAAGGACTATCTCGCTTATGCTTACTCCCATTTCCACTGCACCCATTATTTCACGTAGGTCGTCCTCAAAACTGCCTTCAACATTCTCAAAATTATGTTTGACAAAATCCGCTTGTTCTCTATGTATGGGACTGTCGCTTGCAGGTTGAATGTCCCAACCGCTACTCAACCTAATCGTTTTCAAAGTATTTATTGAACTCTCAATTTCTGCGTCATACATCATATCATTATATATCTGAATTTTCTTTTTATTGAACAGGTTGTCGGGTTGATATGGAACTAACTTCATTCGCTTCCATATCGCTTCTTCGGTTATCGCTAACTCCGTGTCCATTAACGGTTTTGTCGCCTGAATTGGCTTCGTCCTCAAAAACACTTTGTCAAGAAATCCCATAATACCTACCCCCCTTTTTTATCTGTAAATTCCTGCACTCTCAACTTGCCCTATCCCTGTAATTTGCAGTCCACTCATCTTCACTGCCTGAACATAGTCCTTTGCAAACGTCAATGAAAGTCCGTCGCTTATATCAGGACTGCTTATTCCGTTTAATCTCAATTCTTCTTTTGACATCATCTTGACTTTACCTGAACTGTCGGGCTTATATTTATTGTCGGCTATCTGATAAAAGTCATCATTTCTCAACAACTTCCCACCTTCTTCAAGCCACTTCTTCATTCGCCAGTTCATTTCCGCACGCCTGTTTGAATATCTTGAACTGTCATCTGCCCTTTCGCCTTCATTAACTCCATTCACATAAATCTTGCGTTCTCTTAATCTGTCAACAATTCCACCGCCCAGTCCGACCATATCAATATAGACATCACTCGGATTTACGTTTTCTTCCGTCATCACTTGCTCTATCCTTCCCACTGTTGACATAGTATCATTGTTTCTGTCTTTTGATTTTAACCAAGCCACTTCTTTCGTCCTTAACACATAAGTATTGAAGTTTCCACCTCTCGCCACGTCAACTCCCAGTATTTTATTCGTAGTCAACTTCGGCAGTTCATTGACAAATCTCTTTTCAATATCTTCAATGGGAATGAGAACAGTCCAACCGTATTCATCTATTTCGTTTGCTTCGGGGAACTTGCAACTATACAGCACATCAAAGAACGCTTCTTCTCTCATTTCGTCAATGAAGTCCTGCGTATATCTACCCTCTCTCAACGCCTGTTCATAATCAATAACTATTTTGTTATACCTTGACGAATGGAGTGCTTTGAAGAAATGATTACGCTTAAAAGGATTTCCTGTTTCCAATAAGAAACTGTCCTTGCGTCCACCTAACATTCTTTTTATCATAGCGTATAAATCGTTATCTATCAGTCCACTATCGTCAACAATAATGTTCTTGTTTCCGTATCCTATCAACGCATTGATTACCGCCTTCCTATTTCTCGCCTGTGCGGACAATATGTAAATCTCACCGCCACGTCTGAACGTCAACCTTTCCTTACTGCGTTCAGTCCGTAATCTTTCAAGGGACGTATCGGCAATTAACTGCGAATAAAAAAGCGTGTTATCAAAAATATGCTGAATGACGTAGTTCATCATAATCTTTGCCTTTTTGTCCGTCGCACCGATTATGCACCACTTGTCATTCGGCACAGAAGAAGCCCTGATAACCATACCTAACGCACAGGTCAATGACTTTCCATACTGCGTGCAAGTAATCGCAACGTTGCGTTTTGGTTCTCGGTTCAGGATTACTTTGAAGATTTGACTTTGACCTTCGGTGAGAATTAACTCATTACCGTCATCATCTTTGAATAGTTTGGAGAATTTTGAAATATCTACGCTTGAAGTTTTACACTTGGGCATTATTTTTTTAGCACACTTGCTATTTTATCCAACGCCTCATTGACTTCATTCGGGAACTGGTGTTTGGTTTCATTCAGGTTTTTCCATTTCAAATGTCTGCGGTTGCACAACCAGAATATGCAAGCGGTAGGATTTGTTTTGGTTAAAGCGAACAACCGCCCTTCAACAGTGTCATTTATGAGTTCGTCAATTTCTTCTTTTTTTTCTCTGAACGAACTATCTCTTTTCAGTGCGTCATACACCGAAGCCCTTGACATCTTAATAGACATACAGGAATTCGTAAACGACCCACTCTTTTTATAATCTTCAAGCCACTGTTCTTTTTTATAGTTGTCCAGTTTGTAGGGTTTACGGTGTGCCATTGATAAGTATATAACGCATTTTCCCAAACTTGTCAAGTGAAAAATTTTCAACCTTCTAAAAAGATTTTGCTCTACTTCTCTCTTTCCCCCTTTTAATCCCCCATACTCATATCTTCATTACAACGTAAGTATAAGTAAGTGAACATATTAGCAAATAGCAAAATGTTTTTTCAGATGAAATCCGCTTTCAACGAAATCAGTCAAAAATAGGGTTCAACAAAAAGGTGCATTTAATTCGTTTTTTCATTGAAACGTGCCTACGTGGTTTTTGTGGTGTCTGGGGGGGTGGGGGTGTCTGGGTATGGTCTGGGGTCAAAAAACCTTGTTTTGCGGTGATAAAAACGCTTTCAGGGGGATTTATCGGGTATCTGGGAAGGTCATTCCACCAAATCGTCAAACAGTCCCTTCTGTCTGGGGTTCAACCCTTTCAGTTCATCTCGGAAGAAATCTTCTTTTGTCTTACCCCTTATCTTGCCTGCAACAGTATGACAGTCCAGTGCATAATCGGGTATCTTGTAAGTTTTACCTTCCAGTCCTTTCAGGAAGTCGTTTATCTCTTTGTCTGTTATGCCCAACTTTTTATCGTAAACGAAATTTTGTAAATGGTCGGCGTCCCTGTTTTTGAGTGCCTTGCATAGAATAATGACCGCCTTTGAAATGAAGATACGTCCCTTGTCAACTTCCTTGCGTTTATCGTTTATGTAAAGGAACGCTTGAAATAGAGAGTAAATCTCGGTAGTGATAACGTCTGCGACATCTTCTGCGGATATTGTGAGTAATCGCTTCCATAGAAGAAACCAGAAACCGCTATGAAAAATCTCTAACGCAAAATATCCTGCGAGTTTGGTTTCCCCACGCCTTATCGCCTTCTGCACTGCCGACATCACTTCATATAAATCATAACCTCTTGTCGTCTGTGGTCTGTATCTTTCAGTCATTTTGCACCCCCTTCCCTATAATAATAGTATAACATATTTTTATTGTTTTGTCAAGCATTATTTTAATAAAATACCATTTTCTTTTTATGCGTTTATGGTCTGCGTCCTGTCAACCTTTATCTGCACTTCTTCGCCTGTCCGTGTGTATTTATGCACGAAGAATTTACCCCATTTCTCTTTCAGGTTCGCTATCTCTTGCCTGACCTTTTCCTTCGTCCTGAACGTGCTGTTGCCACCTACGTTTATATTCCTGATTTGGTAGAACGCATATCGGTTGTCTATCCACAGTATCCTGTCCTTCAACATTGTTTCCAAGCAGTAGTCAATATCAACCTTCAACATATTTCTTTCAAAAAAGCGAATTTTCCTGCCCACTACCCCTATTGCACCGCCACACCACCCCGACAATTTGAAGGGTTTGTTGTGTTGATACTTCCTACTGTCCCAGTTCTGATTAAATCCGAAACAACTTGTCCCTATGTCCTTTGCACACAGTCCAGTGTTTTCAACTATCTGCCACACGACTTCGGGTTCTATAATTCGCCTTGTCAGGTATCCTGCGACATAACTCAAACATTTCACGTCGTCATCTACCATTAAAATTATTTCTTCGCAGAAGTTATCCAACACCCAGTTTCGGAGTTTACTCAACCCGACGATTTCATCAGGCACGGTTTTGATTTGAAGTTTGTATCCGCTATAATTTTCCTTCTCGCTTTCGGGGACGACAAGCACAGCGTCGGGGAATAACTTGTGCGTAATCATCACTTTCCACCGTCCCCTTGAAAGAATGACTACCTTAAACTTTAAGTTTTTCCAAAAGTTTTGCACCGTCTATCACTCTCCCCAGTCCGATTTTTTTCTTGCTTGCGACTACGCTGTAATTGACATCTTTGATTTCAAATGTCTGCAACGTCTTAATCCAGTCATAGACGTTCCTGAACACAAACACAACGTAATCGTAATGTTCAAACGCCTTCAATTCCATATCTTCAACCAACCGTTCTTCCCTGTTATCACTGCCGACGTTCTTGAAAATGCCTTCCAGTTCTTCGCTTGAAAACTCCACATCATACAGCAAGTCCTTCTCAAATCCTGCCAACAGTCCTATGTCCCATTCACCGAGATTTTTATTCAACCGTAAATTCAATTCCTTCTCTTTTTTTATGTCGGGAATGTTCAGATACACGCAAGGCACTGCCTCATACCCCAGTTCTTTCGCAACACGCAACCGCAAGTGTCCCCCTATCACGACATTAAATCTTTCCTTCGCACCATTGACAATGATAGGGTCAACAATACCGTATCTCTCAATGCTGTTCTTAATATCGTAAGCGACCTTGTTTGTTATCTTACGTGGGTTGTATTCAGCAGGTTTCAGGTCGTCTATCTTGACGTAAACGATTTTAAGTCGGATATTTTTAGACATTTAATTTATCCACTCCTTTCGTTTTTTCAACGTATTCGTTAAACGCCTTTGTCTTTAACTCAACTTTCGTTTCGTTCAGCACCTGTTTTTCCAGTTCACCGCTTTTATCTTCCCTTATCATCTCACAGATAATGTTGACGATTTTGCTGACACCGATACCGAGTTTGAGTTTCTTTTCCAACTTTTCGTTTACCGCCTTCAACCATTCGTGATTTTCCTTGTCCAGTGAAATAGTCGTGATTTTGTAATCTTCCATTCTTACATCACCCCCTTTTTTTCTTCATATTCTTTTTTTACCTGTTTGATAAAACAATTTCCCTGTTTAACAAGCCACAGACCAAACGGACATTCTGCCCTCATACAGTCCACGCTTGAAGCGTTGATATGAATTTCGGGTTGACCTGTCAACATATTTCGTCTTGTTGAAGGAATACTGATATTTATGAACATACAACTTTCCTTCAACGGTTTTTCTTCTTCCTTTTTATCTTCCACTTAACATACCCCCCTGTTTATTTTACACTATACAACAATTTAATAATCCTGTCAAGTGTTTTTTATTAAAATGTGAAAATAGTTTTTCCATTTACTACCATTTGCTTCCAAAGGGTTTCCATATTTTACCATTACTTTACTTTATGACCTTTAATGAAATCCACCAAGATACAACGATAATGCAAGATATAACCAAAGCATAAAGCGACTGAATAAATTGACCTTCATTCCTTAAATCCATTTTGTCATCTTTGAATACCGCTTGTATCAAAATCATAAACAAAACTATCGTCGCACATATTCTAACAACCCAAATCATTTTTGCACCCCCTCATTTTTTCCTAAATATATTCAAATACTTACTCCATATTATTGCCGACGCTACTACCTCAACAATTTGTTTATTAAACTGCTTAACCTCATCTCCTTGTTTACTGCGTTCATCTGCCTTTTGTTTCATTCTCATCAACATTTTATTTTCTTTTGCTTTACTCATTTCGGAAACTCCTGTATTTTTTCGTGCCACCGCAAGTTCGGTTTCAAGAACAATGGTATCTTGCACTCCTTGACATATTTTATCAAAGGTTCTGCCCATATCTTTGACTGCCTTTCGTCCTTCGGGATATGACTTGCCTTCTCGGTTTCCGCACCGATTATTACCCAACCAATGTCCTGTAAGTCGGGTTCACCAATAAATCCCAACAATGGTTCAAATGATATGTAGTGAAAGCCACAACAAATTCTCTTTATCCATTTCAACCTGTCCAGTTTATCCGCACTCTCAATGGAAGTTCCACACCATACATTCGCAGGATACGACCACTCACTCATACGCTTCGGGTTCTTCGTCAACAACTGGAACGTGTGCTGTGGGTTTTCTTCCATAACCTTCATTACCTTTTTTATATCTTCGTCTTTCTGCCAATCCCCGAACAAGTCCCCAGTGTTTGCCACGAATACAAGCGACGGTTCTTTTATCCTGTAAGGTTCTTTCAACCTGTCTGCCCTGAAACGTGGCGTCCTGTCCTTCATAAATCGTTTTGTGTAGCAATATGGACAGTTATGCAAGCACCCTTCCGTTATCTTCCACGTCCTTTCCGTCCACTCTATTGTTGTTCTATTCATTACCCACCCCCTTCTAAATGCTGAATTGAATGTGGACTTTTATACCCAACTAACCTTTGTGTTTCTCGCAGTCCAAACCCATTTTTTCTTAATATCTTTACTGCTCGTTCTCTCAACAAACGCAAATTATTTTTAGGATAATTTATTTCACCCTTTCCCTTACAAATCGGACATTTCATCTTTCATCTCCCCTATAACTCTTTTATGAAATCCTTATATACAACTACTGCACCATACTCTTGCGGTGGAAGAACTTTCGGAAATTTCGGGTATAGTGCATATTCTTCAAAACTGACAATTATTCTTTCAACCTTATATTTTACAGGAAATCTTTTTAACAACCAAACAGGAAAAAATTGAAGTTTGAACGCCTGCCACCAACCGTTAGGATACTGAAACACCACTACCTTCTTTTTTTCTAATTTTTCGCCTAACACTTCGGTTTTCAATTCGAATAACCATACTGTCCAACAAATCATCAACCCTTGTTTCAAATTTTAGGTTCGCTTCCGAATGACCTGCAAGAAACCTTTTGACGCTGAACTTCAACTTTTCCAAATTGATAGTTTCACCTTTCATTTTTACAATTAAATCTTTCATCACACACCCCCTATTAATATTTCCGTCTTTCCCCTGTCGCATATCTTCACTTTATTGCATTTATTCATTGAACCGCAGGTTTCACATACCCAAACGACGTCAACGTATCTATAACCCCTGACGTATTTCATAGTGTCGTTCTCTACTGCACCTATCCTGACCAGTGCGTCTGTTATGCCCTTCATACAGTTATCAATATCGCAAACGTTCAATGACCCCACAATGAAGAACCGAACTCCCAACGTTATCACCGCCTGCCTTACTCCCATTCCCAGTTTATTTATTTCCTTGACATACGCCTGTTGTAATCGTGTTGAATACTCCCAGTATCTTTCAACAATAGGTCGCTTCAACCATTTATCTCGCCTTGTCATTCTCGGTTTCGGCACAGGGTTTCCCCTGACTTCAAACTTTATCATTTCGCCACCACCCCTTCCATAATTTCAAAATCCTTTCCTTCACTCAACACAATATCCGCACTGCTTTTCATTCCGACTTTCATCAGGAACAGAAGGTTCTTCAAGTTTTTGTGCGACAGTTTCGCACCCTTGACTTCTTTCACAATGAACTTCGTGTTCGGACAACACTGACTTAACGCAATTCGGATATTAAAAACGTTCAACCATTCCTTTTCGTCGGGTTTATCCCATTCAATTTCAACCAGTGTTTTCGGCATTTCCCTTACCCCCCTTTATTTTCTGAATAACAAATACCCTATGAAAACTCCCAGATATAATCCTATACCAAATGACAACAAAATATAAATCCTTGTCCATTTTTTTTGCAATTCCTGATTATACCAAATCATTTTATCACCCCCTCAATGCACGCTTTCCTTCCCACCCATTCCCATAACAAATACGTTTGGCACAAACAAACTCCGCAACGTGTCAACGATACCGTCAAAGTCCTCAACGTCTTTTTTTTCGTAAACGATTTCGTTCTCTCGCATTGTGATAAACTTTACCTTTTCCCTCTCAACCTCTATCTTCATCACACCGTTCAGGTTCACAATGTCAATTTTGTCCTTGTCCTTCAATATGATTTTGATTAACACGGTTTGCACCCCCTCTTTTTTCAAATTCAATACACTTTGCGGTAAATATAGAAACCCATTTTCTATTTTTTCTGCACCAAACTAATGTCATTTTATCTTCATATTTTTGGAACTTTGTTTCCAAAAAATTACAGAACGAACAAGTATCTAAAAATTCTTCCATTATAGTATTCCCTTCTGCAACGTTATCAAAACGTAATCGTCAAACTCCTTGCCATACCAACCTTCAAGCATATCCACCAATTCCTGTCTTGAACGGTCAGCGTCTGTCCTCGCTATTTCTTCGGTTATGTCTGCCTTCTTCAACATTTTGACACCTATAATCGTTGCAGGGAAATCAATTTTACCCTTTACCTGCATTGAATATGTCTTACCGACTTTGTAGTGATTAGTGTTCTTCCTTATCGTCGTGAACACGCCCTTGTCTAACTTCGTGTAATTCTCACTGAATATCATTAGTCCCACCCCCTGCACCCACAATAAAATGTGTTCGTCTTTGAATTGTAAAACGGAAGTTCTTTATATGTTTCTGTGCTTTTGCCTATCGTCCACAACTTTGTCTTTTCGTCATACACCGCCTCAACCTTGCAATATGAACAGTGTGCCTTATTCGGTATGTCAACTTCAACAGGCACACCACTGTCCTTATGCAACCCTATACAAATCGGACACGCAGGTTTTCCGTCCCTATCAACCGCAAGCAATTCCATTCCACAACCCTTACAGACAGTTTGTTTAGGCACTTGGTTTACCCCCCTTGTAATTGCTGACGACTGCCATATCACTGCTGTTTATCCTTTTCTGCCTTACGGTCTTTACGCAGTTTTCCAAAATCTCAAATACCCTCAATTCCAACACCTTAATCGCTTCGTTGTTTATCTGTTTCCTGTGCTTGTGAACGAACTGCCTGACGTTCTTCCTATTTAACAGTTTCAATTTTACCACCCCCTTCAACTCTATAACTTTCAACTTTGAACTCTCGCTTACTCCACATTACGACGTGATAGAGTATGTATAGGATAAACACTGCAAGAAATACCATTTGAATTTTATCGTCCAACCTTCTTCGCATTTCTGCCACCCCCTGTTTTTCCTGTGAGTTTATTGTTTTGTTTCGTCAAATTATTATTATACATCAGCAACTGACCATACGAAGTTTCCTGCATTACGATTATGTAGCATTTCTCAAAAACGATTTCTTTCAGTTCAACAATTCGTTTCAGAAGCACCCAGTCAAACATCAGACCTGTGAATATTGTCGCTATCAGGACAATTATATAAATCATCTCGCTGTTCTTCATATTTATATTTATGTTCATCACACCGACCACAAAGGCAACTGTATCTGCCTTCCTAACTGGTGTTCAACAGTTTCCTTCAATTTATTCTTCCTTATGCTTATGGACTTCGCCTTCGTTTCCAGTTCTTTCAACGCTTCAAGTAAATCTTCTTCGTTTGTAATCCAGTAATACCCATACCTTGCCGACGTTCCTATTGCTGACCCTTCCATAATCAATTCTTTGACATACGACCTGAACATAACGTCAGCATATCCCTTGAACTCTTTGCTGTGCGACTGTATCCTTTCAAGGACGTTCTCATTCATAAATCCCATAACTTCCTTCCACAGCACGCTTCTTCTGACTGAATTTTTAAGTCCACAATGGTTTTCCATTATGGTTTTACCTATCAGCATTTTCATATATTCCTTGTCAGTCATTTTACCTCACCCCCTTCTATCAGTTTGTTTTCAACCAAATATATCAGCATCTTTGCCCTTGCGTTGGTTTCGGTATCATTTGAACCGTCAAGGGAATTTTTTATCTGTTGCTTCGTCAACATCTCCCCAAGTTCAGCGACCGTGAAAGCAGAAGTAAATGAATTAACTTTATCGTCTTCGTCTTTCAGATAAAATAATTTGTCAACCCATTTTCCTTCATTCCAATGACGAACCCAGTAAAATAAACTCTCTTGTTTTACTCCCAATTCTTTTAACTTCTTCGCAAGTTCAAGAGAACATACCTGATTTTCAAGTTTCATTTTTCACCGCCTGTAAAAAAGTTTTTTATCCATTTCCAAATCCTCTGCCACAACGACAATTCAATAATCGGTATGGTTTTCTTCTTCGGATTACAATATATGCTGATAGGATTTTGAATTGTCCCTACGTTCATACCACACAGTATCCTGCCTATTTGTATATAATTCAACCCCTGCCTTTTCAATGGTCTGACGACATACCTTCTTTTCAAATGGTTCATACATTTACTCCTTTGGTTTGATTTTTATTATATTGTCAACAATATCTTCTATACGTCGGACTACGCTGACGCCATACAGATTAACCAGTTCTTCCAGTCCGAACACGCTTGTCAATACCATTTTGCATTTCTGCACGTAAACTTCGTCAATAAATTCGTAAAACTCTTGCCTGACAAAATCGTTTAACTCAACCTTACCCAAGTCGTCCAAGAATATCATAACTTTCCTTTTTTCTTTTATGTCCGTGATAACGTCCAAGTCATTCATACCCATTTCACATTCCCTGAAAAACTCTTTCAAATCCTTATCACGATACCATTCAATTTTTTGCGTGATATTGTCATACACATAATTATAAATGCCTGCCATAAGGTGCGTTTTACCTGTCCGTATCTCACCGAATATGTAATAACTACCATAAGGATTTACCTTTACGGTTTCCAGTGCTTTCCTTTGACTTTCGTTTTGCGGTTCTGTTTTGAATAAGTCCACGTCCTTGAAGAACCCCAGTATTTTTTCTTTCCTTCTATCAATTAAACACTTGCAAGGTTTCCACCGTTCCACGCCTTCGCTGTCTATAAATGAAATCCAACCACTACCGTTGCAAATGTTGAACTTGCACTTCGCCTGTTCGTCCTCATTCAACAATTTTTTTGCTTGGCTTGAACTGGTCTGTTCGTCCATCTCTATACCCCCTCTCAAACTGATACATCTTCCTGACGTTTTCCTTGCGTTGCAATATCCTACTTACCCAGTTATAGATAAACTTTTTGTAATCCTTCTTACGACGCTTCGGGTTTATGTCCAACCAGAACTCCATTTTGAATAATTCCTTGACAATATCAAACTCATTTCCCGATATTTTAACCAACTTCGTTGCAAAATCCTGTTTATCTTCCAACTCCTTGAAGTATTTGATAACGTTCAGTGCTTCAACAATTTTCTCTATTTCATTGACCACTTTCATCACCCCTCTTTTTGTTTTTGTCAAGGTTTATTATCTGAACAACGACTTTTTCCGTCGGCACTTCATATTGCTTTTTTATGTCATCAGGCATTGACTTCGTATCAACTCTTGTCCCTGTGCTGACTTTCGTCGTTATCTGCCAACTCGTGCCTACAAACGCCTGCGGTATCCTGTTTTTCTTAAACGGTTCTTTGATTTCGTCGTCAAGTGTTTCGTATTCGTCGGCAAGTTTTTTCAATTCTTCCCTGCGTTCTAACTTGCCTTCCAGTATCTCATTTTCTATCATCTGCGACCCTTCGTGCTTGACTTCGGGCAGACATAGGTGCGAAAACGCACACCTGCCACAGATTTTATCGCTATATTCTATGCGGTCTGGGTATTCACGGTTCTTTACAAACTCCCAGTTCTTCTCTAACCTTTTCAGTATCCACTCACATTCTTCGTATGAGAGAATTACGACGATAAACTTGTAGTGTCCCTGTAAGTCCGTCAATATAAATACGCCTGCTTCTTCGTTGTTTCCAAAAAGATACAACTGCATTTGACGTAGATACTTCCTGTGCAACGGTTTCTTTGTAAAGTCCTCAATGCTATTCAAGGAATTAAAAGTATTTATATTCATACTCTTAATTTCACAAGGTATTGCCTTGCCTTCCCACAGTATTTTTCCGTCAATATGTCCCCTGCATATTACTTCGCTTGCCCTGTTTTTTATTTCAAAAGGCATTTGCTGATGTATGAACTCAAACCCCAACGTCATCAAATCAATAATGACCTGCTTTTCTTCCGCATTTCCCCTGTCAAAAGTCGCCTGCAACCATTCATCATACAACGTCCTTTCGTCCCAGTTCAGTATTGAATGAACCATATACCTGTCGCAGTCGGGTATATCCGACGCCCTGAAATTGTTTACAGGATACCTTTTGATTTTGCTTAACAGATATTGCTTCCTACGTTCAACAATTTCATTGACGAGTTTTTCCGTTATCTCTAATGACATCTTGCACCCCCTTTCAAAAGTGCGTAGGCGGTGCGGTGCAGACCCCTCTGACTGACACCGCCCACGCTACTTTCATTTTATTTATTGCCCTGTCGCCAAACTTTGAACCCACGTGCATATACGGTCATAATCTTTCTTTTCTATGTCTGCCGTATGCTCTATCTTGTAATTTTCTTTCAGATAATTTTTCAACACTTCTTCTGACACTCCAACTTCTTTTGATATTGCAAACAGACGTTTTCTTTGCCCTTCCGATATTTTCCCACCGCCCTGTCCACCTTCCGCATACTTGATTTTTGCACATTTTTCTCTTGTTATGTCGGGGTTCGCCTTTGACACTTCTTCCCACGTCAAGTTTCTTATGCCCAACAACCTTGTGATACCGTTTGCGACACAGTTTGAATAGGCACTCTTTTTTATGTTCGTTTCGTCTATCTCGCTTAACGGTCTGTATTCATTCCCGACCTTTGCAAAAAACTGGTCTTTTTGACTGCAAGTGCCTACCGCCTCAATGTAATCGCTACTTCCTGCAAACGAGAACAGTCCTATGTATTCATAAAAGTAGAACTTGCTTTTTTCATCTTCCGTCATTATTTTTTCGCTTTTAATGACCTTCCAACATATACCGAACAACCTCGCCACTTTTTCACCACCACTTGACCCCAGATACGGTTTTCCGTTCTGGTCAACCCAGTCGTGCCAGTTAGTCCGTTTCAACGCAAGTTCAACGATTTTCTGAACCTGTGCGACCCTTCTTTCTGCTGACGCTATAATGTCGTCAGTAATATCCGTCAACCCCTTGCCACTCACATTTAACAATTCCTGATTTTCTTTGCCTTCTACTTTTTCGCCTGCCATTTTGTTTTACCCCCTTCAATTAGATTTTTACTGCTTCCAAAATGTGTTTTCCACATACACGATTTTTCTCTTCATACTTTCTGCCTTCAAGTCGGCACTGGGATAACCACCGAACATTCTCTTGACCGCTTCCTGTTTCAAAATTGCGGTGTCCCCTGTGTTCTTATTCACAAACCCTGTATTCCCTGCCTTCAACAAATCCTTACATCTCTTACACAGTCCCCCACGTGAATACATAGGCATTTGAATATCGCTACCTCTTACCGCCCTTGTAATGCTTCCCTGTTTGCTTGTTTCCTTCACCCTTCCCATTAACGCTATCTCGCCTGTGTCCTCGCAACAGATTACGCATTTCAGGATAGTGGGATTAACCCCGAACTTCGGACTTAACAGGATACTACCGCCCTTTTTTGCCATAATTTCATCACCCCCTTATATATTGCCACATTTTCTTCCACTGATTTAACTTCGCCATATTATTACAGTCCAGCAAATCTTCGGGTGCTATCATATCTTTTACTGACTTCCATTTTTCCAAAACATAACTCGGTGCTTTACCTATTATACCGTCGTTATTTTCCATAAGTATCGCAAACACTACTGCCTGTATTATATCGTCCAATTTAACTCACCCCCTGCACTTGTAAATTACGTGTTTCCCCTTCAACGTCATAATCCCCTTTTTTATTTTTCGGGGATTTTTATTCTGCCAGATATAGTAGTCAACATAACCCCCGACATACTGCAACATCACGCTGACTTCTTTCAAGATTTTATTATTCTTGTAATTCTTCTCAACAAACTTTTTCAAGTCCTTATAAACATTCCAGTTCTCAAAATCTATTCGTCTTGACATTTCAAATCACCCCCCTTGTCAAGTGCATTGTTTATCTTCCCCACGATTTTTGTCAACCGCTTATGTGTATCCGCTAAAACGCCTCTGCACTGCTTCAAGAGTTTATACGCCTTGAACTCCTCGCCCATTTTGATTTGTCTTTTGTATCCCTTCTTGAACATCTCTCTTTTGTAGCCCTTCTCATACTTCTCGCACCACCTGTCAATGTCTTTTATCAGGTTTTCCATTTTACAATTCCCCCTTTATATATTTTTCCGCTATCTCAACCAATTCCTTTATATCGCCTGTTGACCAAAATTCCGAACTGTCCAACCACATTCCCAGTGCGTCATAAAATTTATATCCTGTCGTCATATCTCTTACTACCTGAAAGCACAGTGGAACTCCAAAAACAAAATCGTTTGGTATCGGTTTTTTACAACGTGTCTGGTGTCCGTGCAACACAACCTGCAACCTCATCTCTTTCGCTTTCCCTATCAGTTCATTCCGTTCAAACTGCCCAGTAATCATAATCACGACGCCCCCCCCCCAACTTAAATTCCACCCATCTAACGTTCAACGTTTTTCTCAATTTTATGCTGTTTTCCGTGTCCGCACCCCCCAGCAAATTCTTGAACGTTTCAACGAAATTCCGCATTATTTTCGTTTTCCCGATAACTTGAAAATGAACGTTTCCAAGCCATTCCAGACCTTCGGTATGTAAAAGGGTATCCGTCCCCTTAAAAAGCCCTGATTTTAACGTTTCCGCTACCCAGAAAACCATTTTTTTACTCCTTTCCCTGTCAGTATTTGCGTTTCAACTGCAAGAGTAAATCCTCGCTTCCAGTGTTCAGCATAACCCTGTAAATCCTTCGGCTTACCTTATCTTCATCTTGCCATTTTTCCGCACTTTCAAAATTGCCGAACCCCACTACTACCTGAATGTTCAAGGTGTCCGACCTCTCGCAAACGATACCGAGATACTTTATGCCTTTGGTTTCCAAAAACAAGTCGCCTGCCATTTTAACCACCCCCTGTTTTAATCATAACTTTCCATTATATCCTGCACGCATTTATTACAGTATCCGCTTTCCTTCGCCTGTGTAATTGTCATTTCGGGATACGTTTCGCAATACTTGAAATAGTTTATGGGACAACGGACTTCGCTGTCCTTGTTTTCGTTTTCCTTGTCTAACACCGCCTGTGCCACCTGTCCTATCTGCACAAACTCCCCTGCCTTGCTTCCAACAGTGAACCCCTTATCTTCCTTTGTTTCGTCATCAGTCCTGCCACGTCCCCACCCCCAGTATTGCTGATTAGCGTATCCGTAAACTGTCGTTTCTCTTTTCGGTGCTTCGTATTTCAATATACCCCTGTTTGATAAAAACAAAATTTCGTCATCATCAATTTCCCTTATGTCGCCTGTCCTGATAGTAAAATAATTCATTACCTTCTTGCCTGATAAAACTTTCCTTAAACTATCGTTGTCCTGCGAGAAGTAAATCACCTTTTGCTGTTCATCATAAGCAATATGCACCCTTCCACCGTTTCCGTAAAGGATTATTTTATCGTCTGTCAGAAAAGCAAACGTCAAACTTCCGTCTATTTCCGATATTATGCTTTTCGCACTCTCAACCGCACTCTTTGTAATGCTATACTTATGTTCAAAAAGTTTCAGTATGATTTCGCTGTCAACATCTGCGTCCCTGTGCAAACCATACTTACTGAACAATACCTTGTCATTGTAGATTATTCCGTTATGCACAACCGCCCAACCGTTTTCCTTTGAATAAATAGGGTGATTATTTCTGTTATCCTGCGGACTACCCTGCGTTGCCTGTCGGGTATGTGCAATAAACAGCGTCGGCATATTCTGTTTGAGTTTTCTGAACTGTTCATCTGCAACAAATTTCTTTGCTGTTATCGGTGCTTTACAAACCATTGTTTGTTCACCTTTCCTATACGCAATTCCTGTTGCGTCCTTACCTCGCCACTGCAATTCCTCTAACAGATATTTTACGTTTTTCCATAACTGCCTATCATCTATTTCGCACCCTTCCAGTTTTACATATCCCATTATTCCGCACATAACTATCACCCCCCTTTTAGTTTCCGTTTATGGTATTATAGATTTTTTCCAGTATTTCAACTATGATTTCAACTGGCATAGTATCCCTGTCCCTTCTGTGCAACCCTACACTCAAACCACGTCCACTTCCACTTAAATCGTGGACGAAGATTTCCCTGCCTGCTATTGCGTCAATACCCTGACTGCTTAATACGTCTTTTATCCTTGAACTTACGTAAATCCCCAACGGTCTTTCAGATTTTATTCCGTAAACCATAAATCCTGTTGAAAGTTGCCTGTTATTCCTGACGTAATTCAACCATTCTCTTGACCGTGCTATTGTGTTAAGTCCTTCATCACCGTCATTCAAAGTAATGTTTTGTATCCTTGCCTGAACTATTTTTTCTGGGACTTCGTATCCTGTCTGCCACACTTCCCTTAAATCCGCTTCTTCATTCACAAATTCATTACGTTCAATAAGGTCAAGGATATATTGCTTTTTTTCAGTTTTTATGTCTTCAAGCATTTGCTTCGTAAACAACACCAGTTTTTCCCTGTGTTCCGTGTCCCTTGCACCACCGCTACCATAACAGTTGTAAGCGTCAACAGTTTCTCTTGGTATCGGTGCATAATCAAGCAACATATACCGCCTTGAAATTTCGTGGGCAATAAAAATCAACGCTTCCGCAAGTTTCCTGTCGCAAAGCCAACTTGAAGGGGAACGGTATTCCAAAACATACCCCTTGTTTACCCTATGGTCATACAAAGCACCATATCCCTGTCCCACCCTTTGCCTGAATGTATGCGGTGGCATTACGCACCGCATTGGTATTGACACATATCTCGCCAGTTCGCTGACAAGAATGTTTATCCTGTCGCTGTCCATTATTCTGTCCGCAAACGATACGTGAATGTGTCCACCTAACGCATAACCTCGCTTTTCACTGCCTGCAAAAATCCTGTATGCGTCATTGACCTTGCCTAACCCCAGTTTCAAAATCTGTCCGCACCGTTCAACCAATGCCTGCGGTCTTGAACACTGGTAAGGTCTGATTTCGCCGACGGTAGAACAACCGTCTGTCCCGATACTCCCTGGCAGTCGGCTATCTCTAACCCTTTCGTTGAACTCATAATGACTGCTTGCGTCAATAATGTTATCCTCGCTTCTCATAATCAAAAATTCTGGGTCTGCACCTAACATATCTACCACCCCCTTGTTAAGATTTTATGTGCCAACTGGCACAAATTAAATAACAGCAATAGATTAACTATCGCTGTCCTGAACTTTCCTGCGGTCATCATTTCGTAAAACCCTATTGACCGATAACTTCTTTTCGTTTCCTTCGGGTCTGCACCTTTTGTCATCTTCAATCACCCCCCTTATTAAGTCCCTTGCCTTTCCTTAATAATAGTATATCACAGATTTTATTGTTTGTCAAGCATTATTTTTATTTTCAGCATTTTTTTTCTTAACCTGAAAGACCTTGAAACAGGGGGGGGGGTATTTGTCGTCGGACAACCACTTTTGACGACATTTTTCTGTCATCTTGTAATAAATTGTATAAAGTCCTTTAATAATTGTCAAGCAAAAAATAAACTTTATTTTCCTTTGTTTTTTGAAACCCCAGAAAAGACCTTTTTTGACAACCTTTTTTGGTATGCCTGAAAATGTCCTACCTGCGTTGCCTGATTTGACAACGACACATTTCAGATGTAATTCTCAACTGGGTTTGTTTTTTCATTGAATTGACTTCGGGATTACATTCGGAAGGAAATCTACCATTCAACGAAATTTTGCATTATTTTGCAGTTTTGACCTATAAAGCAGTTGCAAATCGGGACAACATTTTGCTCATCTTCTCTTTCCCCCCTCATACTCCCCCCTATCTTATCATAGTATTTTAACGTAAGTATAGATAAGTAATTAGCGGTTTGCAAAAATTTTGAAGGAAGGAACTACACTTTGAAGATACCCTGTTTGACTAAATACGGTGCAACGTAGTCGTATTTCTCGCCGATTTCCGCATTGAAGGTTATATTGAAAGGACAAAATATCTTTTCTACGACTTTATAGCACATATCCTGTGCTTCCTGAACGGTCTTTCCGCTTCCCACGACAATTCCGACGTGTCCCTGTTTGCCTGTAAGGTAGTATTGATTTTCTGTTTTGTCTTTTCTCAAATCACCCTCAAAGAAACCTGCTTCCGCACCGATAGGGTCAAAATCAAACTTTACTGGCGTTTCAACAGGCACTGTATAAGTTGCTTCGGCGTCAAGGTCGGGTATGGGTTCAACGTCTATCTTGACCCCTACGACAAACCTTCCCAGTTCCAAAGGCATTTTTTTCAACTCGCCTGTCGCTATACCCTTGAAAACATCAGTCCAACGTTCCTGCAAAAGTTCGTTATACAGATACGTCGCAGGTATTCCCAGACGTGGAACATACTCCAACAACCATATTCCGTCGTCATTGACTTTCGTATTCGCATAAAACTGACCTGTGTATTTCGTATTTTTCAACCATTCTTCAAACGGTGCAAGGATTTCGTCAAAGATTTTGCTTTCGGGACTTGCGAAAATCAAACTGCCTGCCTCACCGCAGTTTCCACCGCCACCGTAGTTTTTCATCTTCTTATGTTCAAAACAGATTTCAAACGGTCTTAAAAATTCGTATCCGTTGAACCAACTGCAACACCCGACTTCAATTCCTTCAATATATTTCTGCAAAATGAAGTCCTGACCGCCTTTCCATATTTTTTTTAGGTATTCCATAAACCACAACAAGTCCTCGCCAGTTATCATCTCGCTGACCTTCGTATAATATCGTGGTCGCTGTCCGAAGGGTTTGAACACATACCTTGACGGATTTTCTCTTATGAATTTTATGCCTTCGTCCAAACTCTTGAACTTCCAGTATGGTATCGTCTTAACGCCCAAGTCCCTTGACACATCAAACGAATAGTCCCTGTCGTTTTCAAGACGACCACCGAACTCATTTGTGCCGAACACAACCTTACCCTTTTCTCTCAATTCTTCAACGTATTTACCCTGATTTTCGTCGTCAAACACGATAAGGTCTGCCCAGTCCACGTATTCCTTCCAGTTCTCAACCTTCGGGATTATGCCTTCACCTACACGCTTGTTGTAATCAATGTCAACGTAAAGCACGACTTCGTTGTTGTCCTTCTCACGCATTAAACGTGCAAGTGAAAGTGCGTCGCCATATTTTGACCACACGAGAATTTTCATATTTATAAATCTTCCCACTGTGTCGCAACCGCTACAAGTTGTGTATGTTCGTCGTCGGTTGTGTTCATATCAACTATCGCCTGCGTGGGTATCTCATACACGATTTTACAGTCGTGCATAACGTCAACCTTCTTCGGTTGATACGCCTGTGTATCGGGATTAACTTCCAAAGGTATCCAGTATCTTCTCAACGCCATAATTCACCCCCCCCCTTAAACTATTGCACCGTCTGATACATTAACACCAGTAAAAGTTCCTACCATTGCTCTTACAGTGCTTTCATAATTATACGCCCAGTAAAACACTATTTCATCACCGTGAAAAAATCCCGACGTGAAAATCATTCCCCCACACAAAGATGCATTTACTTGGTTATCCCACCCCAAGAAACCGCCGATAGCCATAGCAAGTGCGACTGTTTGTGCGTTATTATACCCCCGTATATTTCCTGTAATTTTATTTGATAACGAAGTTGTTAATGCAGACCCCAGAGAAGCAAAGATTTTCCAGACCTCGCCTACGGGACGACCTATTGAAATGTAAACACCCGCCGCACTACTTGCAGGCACAGCTAAGTTTATTATTTCTCGCCTTAAATTTACTGCCATATTTCACCCCCCATACATTACAGTATTGACCACGCCAACGTCAACGACAATATGTCGCTTGCGTGATAACCGTCAAGATAGTCGCTGTTATACGATATAAAGAACTTCGCCTTTGCGTCAATGCCACTGTCAAGTTTATCAACGTTTATCAGTGAGTTCTGCAACGCATTACGCTGTATCAACGGTGAACCTGCAACGCCTTCCGCAAGTGCGTCAAAGTTTCCGTCCAACTGGTTCATCTTCGTTGACGTTAGAATTTCTTTGTAAGCAAAAGTTAAATTATACCAGACCGCCATTTGCGTTTACCCCCTGTTTTTTCGGTTCTAACCACTGACAAAATTCTGCCATACACTGCGGACACAATTCGGGATTTACTCTCACCTTCTCAACTACGGTTCTGATTATTCCGTTTTGCGATATTGTTTTCGGAATAGAAATTTCAGCGACGACTTCCGACAACTTCTGCCACCCCATAAACCCTTCGCCGAACACCCTCTCGGTCTGTTCTTTACCGCACCTGAAACATTTGATTTTTCTCGGTTCTTCGCCTATGATTTTCTCAATAATTTTTTCTTCCACAATACCCCCTTTACATCAGACCGTTTACGTCGTCAAGAACACCATAATATGTATCGTCAAGGATTAAAAAATGGAACAGCGTGGTGAGATACCCAGAAATGACAACCTTCATATTGTTGACGTCAAAACTCAAACTTTCAACTTTCATTCCCTGATTTGTAAGATTATGACAACTGTCCGTCAATTTTATTCCGTCGCTGACCTGTTGCGTGAACGCTGACAGAAAAGCATTGAACCTGCACTCCTGTTTCGGCTTTTTGGTTTCGTCCAACTCTCTTGTTGCAAAATCAAATGCACTTTGATAAATTGAGTGCCATAATACGTCGCTGTCGGCAACATCTTCAAGCACACCATAAATCGCCTGACTACTCAAATCCTCAACAACCACATTTCCTGCCCACGTTTCTGTTGCAGGGTTGTATCCATAATAAATTACATATCTATTTACCATATTCAACCTGTCAATGTCAAGCACAACAATATCCTCTTTCCTGTCCTCGCCATAACTGAATATGTCTGCGGTATCCTGACCTATCCAAAACACGCACCTAATTTTTCCGTCGCCTTCCGTGTAGAACGTGCTACTTGTTATTGCACCTACCTGATTTAATATGTCCAGTATCGTCTGTCCAGTGAACCTTCCCCTGATTTTATATTGACACGTGGACATATACAATTTCCACGTCAACCACGCATTATAATCAATATCGGGATTTGAAGGGTCGGTAAGACCTGACAGACCGCCATAAACTGTCAGCACACTCCACACCAAGTCCGCAGGGTTGTAGTCGCCACCGTAATAATTTATTGGATTTTGCGAACTGCCGACTTTTTTCTGCGAAAAATAAACCATTCTGTCCCTGAAACTCAATTCCGCACCGTCGCTGTTATACCTTGCATTTTCCAACTGTGCCTTGAACACGGTTATATATTCAGCAGGTATGGTATCAAAACTTACTCTCATTTCACCATATTTCAAGAAATGATTTTGCATATTAGAAATTATATCGTCCCAGTATTTGTCGCTATTTCGTAAAGGCAGTATAAGGTCGCCACTTGTCAAGTTATCGCCACGACGGTTCACGACACCGAAGTCCTCAATTCTCGCACTTTCATCAACGGACTTATACATAAACGTTATTCTCGGTTTGGACATCTTGTCGTCCAACTGATTTCTGAAAGCCACTGACACCTGCAACATCTTATATCTCCTGAACCTTCATTGAACCTTCGTAAAGTGTTTCCCACGCCCAGTCCGTCATTCCCGACAACGGTCTGTCGTTATCCGTTATACGAACATTATAAAATTCGGCAGGCAAGTTTATTATGTCGGGATAAAATTTCAGGTTCGTCAAATTTAACCACCACGTGTTTATCTGGTCTGCGGTTGTTTTGTCCAACTGCGACAACGGAACTTCCCACCTGCGTTTACAATAAATCCTGTAAGAATACAATGTGCCATTGTTTGAACGTTGGTGTATCGCAAACATATCATCGGGTTTTTTGTATTCACGTGTCGGACTGAAATCCAACCTCACTCCACCCTGTTCTTCAAGTGCCATTACGTTTCCGTTGCTCATATACTCCTTGACCTCACTATATCGTCAATTTTTCCTTCTTTTGCAAGAACGTCCATAGCATACAGTATCTTTTTTTCAATGACATTTTTTATCACTCTTGGGTCTGCGTTCAACCAGTCCTGAAATGACGACACATTCGGATAACTTATTTCAATGTTTCCGACCTGTATGCTTATTGACTTTGTTTCACCGCCTGCATTACCCTTGCCTTCGGGTCTTACAACTTCTTCGCCTTTGTGCAACTGATACAGACCAGTTTCCTTGACCTCGCCGCCATATTGTTTGCTTCCCAGAATACTGCCGACCAGTCCACTGAACCCCCCAGTAGCCACTCCCAGTATGCTGAAAATGATTTTTTTCGCCAGATATTCGGCAAACATTTTTGTCAACGCCGATATGAAAGCGTCTTTTATGTCGTTGAAATATCCCTTCAAACTTTCACTTGTTATTTTTCCAGTGCTAATAAACGACTGAAACATACTATCAAAACTGTCCGTCAAACTGTCTGTCGTTGCGGTTGATATGGTTTTCAAGTTTTCATACTGTGTCTTAAAGCCACCCACAAATTCTTCAAGTGAAGAACGCTGTTCTGCCCTGAACGACTGTTCTCTTTCAAGTGTCAACTGTTGATATTCTTCTTCGGTGATTTTCTTTTCTTCCAACTGAACTTTATAACTTTCAAGGTCTGCCTCATAATTTATTTTCAATTCTTCAAAATGCTGTATGGTGTCGTCCCTTATCGTTGACAGGTGCAATTTATTTAAGGTCTGCACAACTCCATTTATGCGTTCCTGTTCGGCAAGTTCTATTTCACGCAGTTTCAGGCGTTCATAAGTGTTGTATTTTTCTGCCTCAACCTTATCAAATCCTATCTTACGGAAGTTTTCCAAGTCCTTATTCAACAAATCCAACTTTGACTGGTATTCGCTTTGCGACAGTTTTATTATGTCCGCTTCAACCTTTTCCGACGTTGACCTTATTTCCTGCCAGTTCTTTATTTGCAACTGCGTCGTCTGATTTATTTTTTGCTGTATTTTATTTTGCACGCCGTCGTGTTTTTTCCTGTGTTCGTCTATATTTTTATTCATATCTTCCGTTGTTTTCTTCCATATACTTCCTATGTCCGTAAAATTCTTATGTGCAACCGCTTTCATAACGTTGACCACGCCCTTGAAAACAATACCCATATTCTCAAATGCCATAATCATATCACCGACAAATCCGAGTGCAAGAAGTCCCAACTTCTGGAATATCGGTATCAACGCTGTCCCTATTGTCTTTTTTATATCGTCAAATTTATTCCTTAACTGCGAACTTGTTTTGATAACTCCTTCCTCTTTTATTGAATAATCCTTGTATGTATCACCGAGAATAGTTATCGCTTCATTGACGTCCTTTGCCTTGCCTACCATAGCACCGTAAGTTTTCTGCAAACTTGTCATACCGAATTGCTGTCTTACCAACGCAAATCCGAAGTCCGTAGCCACTGACGACAACTCCTGTTCCGTGCCTGACGCAACGTCCATTGATATTTTTAACAGTTTCAACCCAGTATCAAAATCGCCTGTTGCCTGAACCAAGTTCGCAAGCGTATTTCTCATATCCGTATCACTGAACCGTGTCAGGTTCTGCATTGACTTGAAGAACGTTTCCAAGTCCTTGCTGATACTTTTATATGCGACGCCATTATTTTCAAGTGCAACCTGCAACTGCTTTATTGATTTTATTTCGTTTACCGCTTCTTTTATTGCGTCCTTCGTGTAATTCACGACTGACCGCAACATCTCCACAGTTCCCATACCTGCGATAGCACCAAGACCAAACGCAGACGCAAGTGATTTCCAATTACCGCTTAAATCTTTGGTAGGTTTTTGTGTCGCCCTGACGTCCTTCTCAACTTTTTTCAGGTTAGCGTCAACAATTTCTATCTTCTTTGTTTCAGCGTCAACCTTGACCCTTATTAACAGTTCTTGCAGTTCTTCTGCCATTTTTATACCTTCTTCCCTACGACATCAATTTCTATCCGCACCAATTCCAGTATGCTTTTTATTTCTTCTTCGGTTTTGTCATTACTCATTTTTTTGTAAATGCTATAAACCACAAACTTCTCAATGCTTTCCCTGTCGCCACCGACAGCACATTCATAAAGTTTCGGTATGTCCTCAACCTTCAACGTTTTTATGTCCTCAATGAGTTTTTCAACCTTACCTGCTTCCATTTCGTCCCCCTATGGTTTCAACGAAAAAGTGCATTATATTGCA